CCCGCCTCAGATTTGTTGCAAATCATCTAAATCGGCTGGTTCCCACTGACGATTTATGGCGACAGTGCGTAACCAGCCTATTGTTTTTGTGAGACCAGCCGGTTTCACGAGCCCGCCTTCTGTCTTCATGCGGCAGAGAGCGGGCTTTTCTTTTTTATGGACAGCCGCCTAAGGCTAAGGCCCAGGGCGCAACGCTCTTGAACTGGTTCAAAGCCCGGAGCGAATGGTTCATTGTTTTTCTTGGCGTTCTTTTCACAGTGATCTGTTTCGGGGCTGGGATATACCGGGACGCCAGGCAAGCTATCCTAGGATTGCTCCTAGCGAACGAGGAGGCCCTTTCCAGGGCTTCTAGCCGGCCCAGGCAAGTGTGGGACCGGGAAGGCTGGAAACTCGTAGAGAACCAGGATAAAAGGTGTCCCCAGTGCAACGGGGCGCTTGTAGAGCGAAGCGGGCAAAGGGTATGTCCGCGGTGCGGGTGGACGGCTTGCTCTTAGGCGACGAGCAAAGCAAGTATACCGGTCAAGGGCCATTGAGTAACGTGGACCGGCTTTGCCGGTGTTCGAACAGGATGCCTTGCGGCCACTGGGGCGAAGCCGATGGCTTGCACAAGCCCATGAACGACCATTGCGCGATCTGTGGGAAATACTACAAGCTCCCGGCTGTTGGCGTTGTAAGGCAGAATGAGCCTAAAATCAAGATTTGATGTCTAAGCACTCGCAGAGGCAAGTTCATGAACGCTGGATAAGCACTATCCGGCAAGCCAAAGGGTGAGGCGGATTATAACCATCATGAGGAAGTGGCCCTAAAAGCCCGTGGTTATAACCCGGCGGCACATAGGCCGTGCAAATGGTTTTCCGCAGCTAAGGGCTGAGCGTAAGTAAATAGAGGTTTGCCTATCTATGCCATTTGATGTTTTAAGAGTTCACGCTTCCATAGGGATTTATGGAGTCCTACGCCTAAGGGGAAATAATGCCTGAAACTTTGCCAGCAACTCATAATTCCAGCGGTTTTAATGGAGCTACGAACAGTCTACCTGACTTTCCATATTCCATGAGGTTTGCAAAAGCAAAAGTTATGCTGGAACTTGGAAAAACTTATGACGAAATTCAGTCTGCTACAGGCCTTTGCAGAGAATCAATTCATCGTGTGAGAACTGGCGAGAAGCAAATTGAAGAAGGGCTTCAAGTGGCCATGCGAAAGATGGAGGCTAATAAATTTACTCTGCTTTTGCATGAAATTACTGATTCCATCGACGGTAGAACCATTGAAAAAGCATCATTGCTCCAACGTGTCGTTTCTGTCGGGACCTTGTTAGATAAACGTGAACTCCTCGAAGGTAGACCCACCCAGCGTACAGCCTTTGCAGGGCAGAAGGATGAGGCCCTGGACGCTGAGATACAGGCCCTGCAAGAGAAGCTGGGAGCGTGGGAGCAAGGGAAGGTAATCAATGCTGTCACTCTACCAGTAGAAATTGAAAGTGTTGATGGACAAAAGGATTGAGTGCTAACCAAGATGATAATAATTGCACAAGCAACTTACCGTCGGAGAGCATTTAACAGAAGGTTGGTTATCGGAAGTAAGAATGGGGCTTGGGTTGAGAGTTAGCAGTCGGGGCCGGTGGGTCACCCCCCTCCCCCACCCCCCTGAATCTATAGATATAACGCTCTTTGAAAGTCATTTTTCAAAAAGCCCCATTTTCAAAAAGGACTTATGGCGATAGCCACCAAAGATAATATGAAGCCAGGCAGCGAGCTTGACGCCTTGATCGCGGAGAAGGTGATGGGAGAACCGCAAGATTATGCAATGGCTGAGAGCGGATTATATCCGAAATATTCTACGGATATTAAAGCCGCCTGGGAAGTGGTGGAGAAGATGGGGTATTTTGAAATATCTTACATCTCAGACGATCAGGCAAAAAGACATTACGGATCGGACAAGGGATGGGCGGATGCAATTTATAAAAGGCATCTTACGGGGGAAGTTTTAGGCCGAGCGGACACAGCCCCCCACGCCATATGCTTGGCGGCCTTGAAGGCTGTTGGATGCGAAGTGGGGGAACGATTACGCCTGTAGCCACTGAAGACGAAGCCAGGACCAGGCTATCTGAGCTTAAGGAAATCCAGGCCGCCAGGAAGCGATTGAGTGAGCTAAAAGCGGAGAGGGAGTGGCGGAAGAAGAACTGGGCGATCCAGTATTACGCGATCAAGCAGGACGGGACGACGAAGGGGCCGCATAAGGGGCAGAACGCCTTTCACCGGAGCAAGGCCAGGATTCGGGAAGTGGATGGGGGCAACAGGTCGGGGAAGTCAACGGCTCTTTGCAATGAGGTTGTGGCGCACGCTCTTGGGTATAGGCCGTGGCTAAAAGAGGACGACCCGGATTACAAGGTCAACGTCAGGATACCGAGCAAAGGTCTTTTGGCGGGGGAGAGTTTCGGGGAGCAGGTTAAGAAGGTGTTGATCCCGAAACTGCTTGGGGATGCGGAGAACGGGGTGCCTGGGGCGATCCCGACGCAGGAGTTGCTGCGGACGAAATGTAATCCCCAGGGCGTGATTACGGAGATTGTGCTTAAGAACGGATCGAACATCCATTTGCAGAGTTACGATCAGGCGGTACCGCTCTTTGAATCATCGGATCACGATTATGCGGCTTTTGATGAACCGCCTCCGCGTCCGATATGGGTAGCGATCCAGCGTGGTTTAACGGACAGGCGGGGCCGGAGTTGGTTGGCGATGACGCCTTTAAGCGAACCCTGGATATACGATGAGATCAGGACGTTGCCGGACATGGAGTTGTTCAATTTCGACATTCAGGACAATTTGGGGTATGGGTTGACGCAGGAAGGCATTGACAACTTCTCCGCGTCTTTGACGGACGATGAGAAAGAGGCGAGGTTGAGGGGCCGGTTTTACCACCTGTCCGGGTTGGTGTACAAGTCCTACGGGGCCGTCCACCGCGTTTCCAGGGCGAAGATATGGCCGAAGGGGACGCCGCCGGCGCATTGGCCGATATGGATGCACGTGGACACGCATCCCCGGACGCCGCACCACGCTGTGTACATGGCCGTGGCCCCGGATTCAAGGAAGTTCATTTGCGGGGAGTTGAAGAACGGAGACACGAACAACAGGATCGACCCGTTTTGCGAGGCTTTGAAGGTTTACGAGAAAACGGTTTTTAACCGGGATATTGAAGGGTTCGTTCGCCTCATGGAGCCCGGCGCCCAGACCCCGAACCCAGTACAGGACGGGATTTCCATCTGGGATGCTTTTGCGGGGAAGGGGTTCTTGTGCAAGCCGGGATCGAAGAACAGGGATGCCGGGATTCTTCTCATGCAAGACGCTTTGAAGCACGACCCGGAGGCGGGGGTTTACCCCATGATTTACGTCATGGACGATTTGTTGGGAGTTCACAGGGAACTTACGCACTATGTTTGGGAAGAATGGGCGCAGAAAGCGGCGCAGGGGCGGACGGAGAAACAAGTGCCAAGAGACAAGGACGACCACTACGTGGAGGGCTTGCATCGCATACTTCTCGATTCTCCGTATTATGCGGACATTTCACGATTTGACGATGAGGAGGAGTCTGTTTCAGGGCGCACGTCTAATTCGGTTACTGGGTATTGAAAATGTTCAATAAAAAAGAATATCTGAAAAAATACAGAGAATTAAATAAAGAAAAACGACGGGACTACAATAGGGCGTGGCGACTCAGGACAGTTGAGAAAAGACGCGAAGTGGCAAAAGCGTATTGGCTTGCACACAAAAGCGAGTTTAGAATGAGAGCTTTGAAATATGCGGCGAGGATGACTGAATTTGTTCATCGTCGGAAAATGAAGCCGTGTTCGGATTGTGGTGTTCAGTACAACTGGTGGGTAATGGATTTCGACCATCGAGAAGGCGAAACAAAGAGTTTTGGTATCGGATCAGGGACATCGAGCAACAATAGAGAAAAGATAAAACTGGAAATATCCAAATGCGACGTAGTTTGCGCGAACTGTCACCGCGAAAGAACACAACGAAGGCAGGCATGGAAAAAACAAAAAAATGTTTCCAGCGAAACTATCTTTTGCGATTCGCGGGAAGATGAACAGGAAGCGGTCGGCACAACTCGAAGCGGTAACGCGGTCACGGGGTATTAATGAGCGAAGTTAAAAAGATTTTAGCGAAAGACGAACCCACAACCGAGAACCTTGCCGCGTCCATGCGCGAGGCCGAGCGGAAGGCTATTGCTAAGTGGGTTGTTGAGTCCTACAACACCGACAAGCGAGCGCGGAAGCCTTGGGAAGACAAGCGAAACCGCTGGTACAAACTCTGGCTCATGGAGCGGGAGCCGAAGAATACCCCTTGGCCGGGGGCCTCAAATGTTTGTCTCCCTCTCGTAGCCGT